AAGAACGAATTTTGGGAAATGTATGACTATGCGAAGAACCATTCTGAGTGGTGGTGCAGGATGTTCAAAGCGTCTGAAACAGATATTCTTGATGAGGATGAGCTTGAAGAAGCTAAACGCACAATGGGCGAAGATCGCTATGAGCAAGAGTTTGAATGCAGCTTTGAAGCGGCGATCCAAGGGGCATATTACGCGCAAGAAATGAAAACGGCTACCTCTGACGGTAGGGTGACAAATGTGCCGTATGATCCAGCAGTAGGAGTTACAACCGCATGGGATCTTGGCATAGGCGACAGCACAGCCATATTCTTTGCTCAGTATGTGGGGCAGGAGATCCGCATCATAGATTATTATGAAAGCAGCGGGGTTGGCTTAGATCATTATGCAAAGGTTCTTAGTGAGAAAGGCTATCACTATTCTGAGCATATCTTACCGCACGATGTGCAAGTTAAGGAGCTAGGCACAGGAAAGAGCCGTGTAGAGACTTTAGACGCGCTGGGCATATCTGATATCACAATAGCCCCAAAGCTTGCTGTAGATGACGGAATACAGGCCGCACGGTCTATGATTGCACGTTGCTGGTTTGACGAGGAAGATTGCGCTAGAGGCATTGAGGCGTTGCGGCAATACCGTAGAGAATTTGACGAGCGTTTAAAGACTTGGCGGGGTAGGCCGCTACATGATTGGACATCTCACGGCGCTGATGCATTCCGATATTTAGCCGTTGGAAAGCAGACCCAGCAGGATTGGGGTGAACCGATCAGAAGGAATTTGCGCGGCATAGCCTAATGTGGTAGTGTGCGGCATATATGCTCTGCGCGGGGTTGCTATGTCATTATACGAAAACATCCATAATAAAAGAAAACGTATTAAAGCTGGATCTGGTGAGCGAATGCGTAAGAAGGGTGCATCTGGCGCTCCTTCAGATAAAGATTTTAAAGATGCGGCTAAGACTGCAAAAGATTTCACGCCTTGCAAGGGATGCCCGACGAGGGGCGCTTGTAAGAAATCAGGCAAATGTCTCTTAAAAACTATGTCAGGATAGAAAATGCGTTGTGGATATAAGAAAAAGGGCCGCAAGGGCGGTAAAAAGAAATGAAAAGACCTAAGAAGCGCCCAGAGGGTTTAAAACCTGTCAGCTTTGGTAGTGATGATAACGGTTCAAAAGCATCGTCAAAATCAAATAGCAGCGGCGGTAAAGGCGGTGGTAAGTCGGTAAACCCGTCTACCTCTAAGGGTCAAAAGGCTATTACTGCCAGCCGCACAAAGAAAAGTGGTTTTGGTTACTATGATGATGCGGGCAAATATGTTCCTGCATACATAGATGCATTTGACGGTGGTGGGATGAACCAGCAAGGAACGTATTTTGCTGGCGGGCCTTTATCAAATATTCTGAACGTAATGAAGGTTGCGCCTAAAGGATCTGGCGATGTGCCGCGTGAAAGAATTGGCTACCGTGATTTGACCGATATGTTTGATGAAGGTGGCCCACAGGCAAGCGGTGGTGGCTTCAGAGGCGCGGGTGGCTTTAGTGGTCTAGGCAATATAGCTAATATGCTTGCTGGTAATGAAAGCGAGCGCGTTGGTTATTACGATGAGGGTGGCCGGTTTTATGAGCCGCCAGCAGCACCGGCTCCATCTGGTGTTTTAGGTTCTGTTCAAAACAACAATGCTGCTTTTCCAAGCTATGCAAATATGCCAATGGGTGAAGCGGGCCGTGGTGAAGTACCCATGCAAGTGGGTAGACCTAACCCACAGATGGGTATTCCTATGCCAAAGGCTCCGCTTCCAGAAGGGCCAAGTGTTCAATCCGAAATGAACTTGCCAGATCCAATGAATTACGGCGGTGGCCTTACGATGCAATTTGGAAAACCTATGATAAAAGATGAAACCTTTTTTGATCCTGTTAAAAGATCGTATCGCAAAGGTTTTTCTGATGTAAATCTTGCTTCAGATATGGTTGCCCCAACAATGGCCCCTACAACGCTATCAAACGATGGTGGGCGTTTACAGCAAATGAAAGCGGATCTTTCAGCAATGGGCTTTGACCCTATGGGTTTTAATGATGCTGACGTTATGGAATTGCATAAACTTTATGTTGGTGGGATTGTTGAGTGACAAAAGCAAAACCTAAAAGCCGAAAGTCTGGCCCAAGCTTATCCGTAGGGCGCGGAGAAAAGCTGTCTGTGAAGCGTGGCGGTGGTTTAACGGCTAAGGGTAGGGCAAAATATAACAAGGCCACAGGGAGCAATTTAAAGGCTCCTGCGCCTAGCCCAAAGACGAAGAAAGAGAAAGCCCGTAAAAAGTCATTCTGCGCCAGATCACAGGGATGGACGGGTGAACGGGGCAAGGCTGCGCGTAAAAGGTGGAAGTGTTAAATGTCTGGCCGTGGATTAAGAGCAGTTAGCGATCTTGGGCAAACCTTGCTTGGTTATTTGTTAAAAGCTGATGATATTGTAGCGAATACGCCTCAAAAGCAAATGGCAAAGCGGATCTTGCAAATGCGAGAGCAAGGTAATGCTTCAGCGGTTACAGATGAAATGATGAACCAAGCAGATCCGCAAACAATGTTTAATTATACTCCGATGACTATGGACACGGCCTCAAGAATGGATCGCGCCAGAGCGCTTGGTTTCATCCCAGAGGAAAGACAATTTCATGGTTCATCTTCCCATGGGGATATAGATAGATTTGCCTTTGATGATCCAGAGCGTCCGATCTACACATCAAGCAACCCAGCAGTTTCTAATACATACACCGACAGAACAGACAGCGGTATGTATGATTTGTTGGTAAATCGCGGTGATCCTTTTGATTTCTCAGCAGACGCCAGTGGGGCACATTACAGAGGTTTAAACCCATATATTAGGGCCGATGATGGAAACCAATTGTTCAATCATTTTCAAAAATCTGGAGTTGACATAGATACTGATAGCGAAACGCCTTTGCAGTTTCCATTATCTGATGTTTTGACAGGGAAAGATGATGATCCCGACATTTTAAAAAGAATTGATTTTTTGCAGGGCGTAACGGGTTCAACGCCTAATGAGATACCATTATCTCCTATGTCTACTGATACAATTGCAAACGCAATGCTTGACACTATGGAGATCCCTTCATCTCAAGGTGGTGGAAGAATTACATATGGCCGATTAGAAAACATTATTGATCGTGGCCCATATTCCCCGCGTCCTGATGAGGTTCCAGACATTTACAAGGATTATAAAGATTTTCAAGCAGCGGCAAGGAGCCCATCCACTGACCAAATCATAACTGATGCAACTAGAGTTAGGTCAAGGTTTGCGAGGTTTGATCCTGCGTTTTCTCATTTAAAAAATCTTACTGCTGCCGGTTTGCCGGTAAGTGTTGGCCTTTCATATTTGTTGAATGACCCCGACACTACAGAAAAAGAAATAGAGCAATATCTTGCAGAGGTTAAGGGCTAATGTCTGGATTTATAGATTGGCTAATGTCTAACAGAGGCGCTTTACAGCCAGAATACCGTGACCCGCGTGAAAGTGTCGGTAGGCAGTATTTAAGAGAGGCTGCATCAGATTTGAATGATGCTGTAAATGCTTACGAAGTACCTTCAATGAACCCTGTTTTTACACTGCCAAAGTTACTTCTTGCGTTAGATCCTGCAATTAGATCAGGAACAGGTGCGGCAGTATCAACGGCTCAATCTCTTTCTGAAGGGTTCCCATTTTTTCAAGATGAAAAGTCAAGTGACAGAATGGGCCGTGATTTAATTGCGTTAGTTGATGAAAGCCCCGTTGAAATGATGGTCGCGCCTTATGCGGGCATATTAGATAAAGCTGGTGAGTTTGGTTCTATGGTCAAGAGATCACGGCCATATCTTCTTGGCGATACATTGGAGGGAAACCCTGATGTTATGAATTTGCCAGAAAAGGGCAGACCGGCAGCAGTAGGTATTCCAGATGAAGGCAGATTTTCTTCTAGGCCAATTGCTGAAGTGCAGAGCGCATCTCGCAATTATATGAATGAAGCTGGCATAGATATTCCAGAATATATTGAATACCCAGAATTAGATCAGCAGCGGGCCAAATATATCGCAGCAGCGTATGAGCGCATGAAGCACGATCCAGACAACCCAGATGTAAAAGCAGCATATGAGGCTCTTAAAAACGAAACTATGGCGCAGTATGAAGCGCTAAGAGATACGGGAATAGATTTTAAGTTTTTGCGCGAAGGCCAGACAGATCCATATGCAAAAAGTCCCGCGATGGGTTATCAGGATGTTGTGGAAAACAAGGAATTGACTGTATTTCCTACTGACTTTGGCTACGGATCTGGCGAATTTGATGCATCAGACAACCCGTTATTAGGTTTTGTAGGTCAGGTTGGCGATAAAGAAGATGCTGTTGCTAATGACGCTTTCCGCGTTGTGCATGATATGTTTGGGCATTTAGGCGCAGGAAACCCGCAGTTTAGAGCAAAAGGTGAAGAACGCGCTTGGTTAGAGCATAGCAGGATGTTTAGTCCAGAAGCCCGAAAGGCTATGACAACTGAAACACGCGGTCAAAATAGCTGGTTAAATAGCGGGCCATTTGCAGATCAGAATGCTACCGCTTTAGGCGCTGACACAGTGTTTGCCGATCAGAAAGCCGGTTTGCTGCCAGATTGGGCTGTAGATCCACAGGGTATGCCCAAAGGCATTGAGCGTGATGAGCTAGACGAAATTATTAAGAAGTGGGGCAGATAATGAGAAAGGGTTTACGGCAAGCTTCACAGTTAGCAAAAGGCTTGCTTGATTTGTTTCATTACTCTGACGAAGTGCGGCCAGTTATTGATCCATTGCAACATCTGAGCAATCCCAATATTCGCGGTATGGAGCGTGAGTTGGCATATGGAACGAGGTTATCAAAGTATGGTGAAGTGCCAGAGGTAATTTATGATCCTTACCCGCCACAATCTTATTTTGGAACATCAAGCTACTCTCCCGAAACTGGTTTAGGTAATGTTGTCCACAAAACAACGGCTGATGAAGAAGCTTTCTACGATGTATCCGATGATTTAAAAAAGTTTATGCCTTTGGCGCGTGAAGAAGTGATGGACAGATTAACGGAGTTTGACAAAAAGTTTACACCATATGAGGTAAACTTAATGGTGCAAGGCAGGGCCATGAGTTTAGCAAAAGAGGCTAAATATTTAGGCTTGAGCAATAGAAAATACAGGCCAGATGTATATACTCAATTTAACGAAGTGATCCCGCAAGAGGTTCAGCCGTTAGGGCAAGAAATGATGTCATTGGTGGAATACCTAGAGAGCATAAAAAAATGACAGTATATGAGATAGAAGTTGATGATATGGGGCTGGGCTTAATGCGCAGTGACCCATTTTATAAAAGCATTGATGTAGTGAGTGAGAAACCTACCGGCACAATGCAGAAGCGTTACTTGGTTAAAGTTGTTGAGCGAGAAGAAAACGCATATTACGCAAAAAGCGTTTAACCTTGGGTTCTCAGCCAAAGTATGATAAAAGTAAGCCAATCTTAGGAGATTTACATGGCGATCACAACTTACGCAGAGTTACAAACTGCAATTGGCGATTGGCTGAACCGCGCCGATCTTGACCAAAAGATACCTGATTTTATTCGGTTAGCTGAAAGCACGTTAAATGATGTTCTGCGTTCTGCTGATATGGTTACGCAATCAACATCTATAGCAATTACAAGTGGCCGTGCGACACTTCCATCGGATGCTTTAGAAATTGTTTATGCGCAAGTTGCTTCAACTGAGGACGAGCCGTTAGAGCAAATTACACCGCAACAGCTTACAATGCTGCGCAGAACAAGAACAAGAAATGCTGCAAATCCTAGATTTTATGCAATTGTTGGTCGTGATATTGTGGTAACTCCAACGCCTTCATCTGGGTCTTTAGATTTAGATTATTATCAAAGATTGCCAGTTTTGACTGATAGCAACACAACAAACTGGTTGCTGACAGATAGCCCGCATATTTATCTTTATACCAGCTTGCTTCACGCAACGCCATTTTTGATGGATGATGCTCGCTACGCAGTATTCAACAATACAGTAAGCCAGCAAGTTATGTCAGCAGTACGTTCTCAGCAAACTCTTGCTTTAGATGATATGAAAATGGCAGGGTTCTCTTTGTCAGCGCCTACTGATGTTGCGGCAGCGCAGCAATCGGCTCTGGCATCTGTCGCGGGGTAAGGCTTTTAAATGGCAATTACATCTTATGCCACGTTGCAAGATGCAATCTTAGCTTATGCAAATAAGCAGGATATAGCGCAGTCATTAGATACATTCATTGCCTTGGCAGAAGCAGATATGCAGCGCAAAGTGCGTCACTGGCGTATGGAACGGCGCAGCACGGCACTTCTTGATACTCAATACATGGCTTTACCCACTGATTTTTTAGAGCCAATTAGAACCATGTTGACGGGCGCAGATCCACTTCATTTAGAAGTGATTGGAATTGGTGAGTTGTCAGAGCGGCGTGAGGCTTCAAAAGATGCAAGCGCAAAGCCAAAGTATTATGCTATCGTAGACGGTACGATAGAAGTTTTCCCGAAACCTGATGCAGATTATACTTTTGAGATGGTTTATTATTCAGATATTCCCGCTTTAAGTGACAGCAATACATCAAATTGGGTTCTGGAAAAGCATCAAGACGCATACCTGTTCGGAGCATTGATGCAGACAGCGCCATTTTTGGGTGACGATGGAAGGTTGTCCGTTTGGACTTCATTGTATCAAAGCGCAATAGATGGTATAAATGCTGAGAGCGAAAAGGCAAAGACTGCTGGCGCGGGTCGGCGTATTCAAATTAGGAGTTACTAAACATGGCAAGCTTTACAAAGGTCAATGACTTTGTTGTAAATTTGGCAAACGCTATGGATCTGGACAGCGACACTTTAAAGGTAGCTTTGTCAAATACTGATCCAACATCAGGCACAAATGTTGCTGCTGATGGCAATGGCGTTTTGGCAAACATTACCGAAATTTCATATACAAATCTTTCATCTCGCACATTGGCAAATGTCACCAGTACACAAGCATCTGGAACATATAAGTTAAGCGCAGATGATTTAACTCTAACTGCCAGCGGCGGCACTGTGGCGGCATTCCGATACATCGTTGTGTATAATGACACGCCAACATCACCGGCAGATCCAGTTATCGGTTATTATGATTATGGAGCAAGTTTGGTGCTTAACGATGGTGACACATTCACTGTTGATATCGGCACAAAC